ACTGTTGAGACGGTTGTCGTTGCTGCTAACGATTTCGTTGAGACTACTGTCTTCAGTGGTTTTGGAGGGTATAATAAATGTGTTGTGCGCAAAAGATGTTCTGTGCCTGGATGTTGTTTGCCTACAGGTCACAGGCTTGCTTGCCGAGATGCGCGGGCGCGTATCTTAGATCAATTTGGGTTTCCTCCCGATTTCGTTCATCCTGACGAAAGAGCAGTCACCCCAGCTGCCATTGGTCTACCTGCTGACGCAGATGTTGTTTCACTGCTCACAGGAGAAATCCCGCCACAGGCTCTTGTTGCTGAAGAGCCTGCTGGTTTGCCTCCAGAAATTCAAGATGACGGTATTGATCCGTTTCTGCTTGGCACGCCAAAATCTCCACCGCCTGCTGTTCGGAGTCCAGCGGTTGAGTGTGCGGGTGCTATTTTCTCGGCTTTATCCAATTATGGTCGAGAAAGGTTTGCTGTTAATTTTGCACCAACGTTGTTGAAAGTCAAGGCTCCACCGGCCAAAAGCCCACCAAACAAAAAGAAAGGCCCGGTTGTTGCTGCGTCGATGTTACCATTGCCGGCAGCCGTTGACTCATTTGCCGAACCAATGCTACCTCAACCCTCAGAACCAGCATTAGGGGTTCCATTACATGTGCTCCAAGCCGCTTATGTGCCTGACATCCATTCTGTCGACACGTCATCACCAAGCGAACTTGTAGCGGACCAGTGTGTTGCTGGTGCCGCTAGCACTGTTGCCCATTCTGGCGCAACCGAGACAGGGTCCGACTCTTGGGAACCTTGGGAGGAAGCATCCATAAAGTATTTTGGAAAAGAAGATTTAATCAGAATACCGCATGCCCAACGCGGTTGTTGTTCTTTGCGCGATGATGTTGATTCATTGCCATCTTTGCAGGCACCATTCTCAGTCACTGTTGACTTGAGTAGAGCATCAGGTGAGTGGACATATTACAATTCACATGAAGACCTTGCTCCAATGCCGCAAGAAGTGCCAGGTGAAGGCACAAATGTTGATCGAGCAGTTGATTTTCCTGCTCAGGAAATTGTTGAAGGTGCAGTTGATTTCCCTGCCCTCGATTCAGAGCCAGTTGTTTCTGCTGGCGCTGCTGAAGAGCCTGCGAGTGGTGGCATTTTGCGACCACGTCGTTGGCCAGTCCGTGTTGCACCTGCAGGGGTGCTTGGGAGGCCACCAGATCGTGTAGTGCCTCCTCCTCCACATTTTGTGCCACCAGGCGGGGCTGTTGTCGGAGATGTTGTTGTGCCAGATGTTGCCAATGCTATGATAGCAAAAGTCAACAAATTGAGGTATTATTGGGATGCCATTTCTGCCAACGGCGGGATGGTGCCACAAGCTGCTGTTCTTAGTGGTCCGTGGAAGCGCACCCAGGAACTTGTTGGTGAGAACAAAGCTTTTGAGAAATCTCAAGCCATGTCACACAGCACGCGCTTGTTGGAACTCAAACAGTCTGACAGGACAACTGATTCCGCACATTTCTTTAGCCCACCTAATGCAACAGGACCAGATGGTTTGCCTGATGTCAGCGTGCCCACTGTTTACGCACCTGTATATTACCCATCTGCGAGTTCTTGCGGACCTGTGATTGCCGCAACCACGGTGCACTGCACCGAAGAGAAGAAGTCTGTCGCACATGCCTTGGAATTCAGAACAGAGAGGCCACGCACCGTTTTCGCTGATCCAATCGGTTCAGACAATTACCCAGAGCTCACCTATGACAGGGAAGCTCCGACAGCGAAACGTGTGGCAAGGTTTTGGAGTGCCCTTAAGCAGAAAGTGATGACCAGGAAGGCAATCATCAGCACATATGACAAGTTGTATGGAGATAAGACCCTCGAGGAAGTGGTCCTGTCAAAGTTTTCAGCTGATGAGGTAGCTGAAATGTGTGCTAAACTTGAGGTTGACGCAAGACTTGGGAAAAGGGATGCATATGATGTTGCTTTCATGCAAACAAGAAAAGCGAACGGGAAGAAAGAAAGCATCCCAAAATTGAAGAAACCGCCCAGGTTGACGGTTGATAACGGGATAGAACTTCTCGGGGTCCACGTTATCACCGTCCAGATTTTGAGCCATTTAATATTCGATGCTACAGATGGCATTTTTCATTTGCTGTCCATAAAGGGCAGGTCAAGAACTCAAGTTGTAGATTACATCATCCGTGAGTTAGGTTTGCCCTTTCCTGGGCGCACCGACCCCACATGTTTGATTGAACTCGACCAACAACGAATGGAGTTCGCGACCCGCTGCAGCAAAAGCGGAGAAGGCCTGATGTCTTACAGCTACGGAATGTTGTGCCACATTGGCCATGTCATAGAACACAAACTTGCAGCAAAGTTTGTAACCTTGCAGGCGGTCAAGTTGTCGTGGGATGTAGCCCACGGCATGCAACTGAGCTTTTCTCTCAAATCAGAATACTCA